GTCTTTTTTGGTAAAGGTTTCGGAATACCATTTAATTAAATTAAGACTATTTTTTCTAGGTTGCGTAGCCCCTACCATTAAGAACTTAAATTTTCCGGGGAATAGATCGACCGGTTTAACGTCGAAATTATATATCTGATCCGAAACGCCGTCCGGTGAAGCGTCGATCAATTTATCGAAATAAGGTTCGTTTTTACATATATCGATAACGTGGTGGGAAGCGCATAGGGCGAAATCTACTTTTTCCATAGCTTCGCGCCAATCTTTAGGACACCTATCATTTTCTTGATGTAGCCATACGCCCCTTTTTCCCTCGTATATCATATCGAACCCCTTACATAAATTAAATGAAGTCGGCCCGGTAGTTACTGATTGTTTGAATATAACGATCATTCCTAAGTCACGTAAGGCCCTAGAAAGCCCCCTAGCGACCCGATCGTATGAAGCGGCGGCGTCGTAACCGTTAAAATCTCTATATATTGTAAGAATGTTCTTTCCGGCTAATCTTTCTTGAATTGCGGCGGCATTTTCGTAAAATCCTTTCGTGATCTTGACTGATTCTGTATTAGTGACGTTTTCGCCCATAGATTTATGCCCGTAGTGTTTAACCGGGATATTTTCGTTACCGATTATCTGATACCCGGCTAATTGAATCCTTAAACAGAAATCTAGGTCTTCGTGCCAAAATAAAGGATTCGGAAGTTTGTCGAATTGTGGCCCGACAATATAAGTTAATTTTCTTCTAAACGAAAGACAAAATCCGGGTACTACGTCGGCTACTGATCGTCCGTCGATAGCGGGGGGATCGGTAAAGTAGACGGGTTTAAGGAACGGTGTTAGTTGACCGCCTTTTCCCACTACACCGACGTAATCATTCCGGAACTCGTTAAAGATCACTTCTTGCCACCCTTCCGATACTTCCGTGTCATTGTCTAGGAAAGTGATTATTTCGCCCCTTGCGATAGCTATACCTTGATTTCTACCACCGGCGACGCCTGTATTTTCTTCGTTTAATATAATAGTTAAAGGAAATTCGTGTTTTTCTGCTTCGATACTTTTTAGCCACTCTTGCGTCCCGTCATTCGAAGCATTGTCGATTATTATTAGTTCGTAATTATTGGGGGTATTATCAATAATCGAAGTAATACATTTTTTAGTATAGGAAAGCGCGTTATGGGTAAGAATTAAAATCGAATGGGAAACTTCCTTAGTTTGAACCTTATCTGTATGTATCGGGTGTGTAGTAGTTCCCCTAAAATCTTTAAGGATTGCGGCTAACTTCTCGGCTGTTTTATCATATCCCCAAGTACCGGAAGCCCAAGCCGAACCGCGTTTAGCCATATCAAAAATAAATGATCTATGTTCGTAAGCGAAGCGCATTTGACGCTTTAAGGATTCTACGTCCGGTTCGATCATCACCCCGGTATCTACCCCCTTAAACCTTTCGTATAAAGCCGGGGAAGTTTCTTTAACGTCAATTTCTAGGAAATAGTCACGGGTAAAAAATTCCGCGAATCCGTGGGCGTTTGGAATAATTGAAGGTGTACCGCAAGCTAAGGCTTCTAGTGGCGGGTGTCCAAACCCTTCGCCCCTTGAAGGTAAAACAAAGCAATCGACCGCCTGTAATAATTTAGCTATATCGGTGTGACTGTAAGATTCTTTAATTACTTCTATATTTGGATATTGTGATTTTAGAATCGGGAAAGGAAAGCCCGCGACTTTTGTAGTTTTTAGAATAAGTCGTACGTTTTCCTTACTAAATTCTTCGTTAAAAGCCTTAAATACTAAGTCCCACCCCTTACGTTGATCGAAAGCGTTGTAGTGAAGGAAAGTAAAAGGTTCTTTATCCGCGTCTTTTTCTGCGTATTTGAAAGTGTTTGTATCGTAGCCTAATGGAACGACAACCGAATCGAATCCGAAATCCTTAAATGCTTTTTGACAAAATTTCGAAGGAACGATAATAAGATCGGCTTTTTCCACGTCTTTACGCCATTCTTCGGGTAACTTCGTAGATTCAAACATTGAAAAAAGGATTTTAGTCGGGGTCTTTAGTTCGTTTATCTTTTCCGGGTATCCGTAGGCCATTCCTACAGTTTGACCGACGTATTCGCGGTTTAGTTTTATGCCTATTTGAAGTAAGGCGTCTTCTATATGTTTGTGAGATTGTCCGTACCCGTCATTATTTGGTTTAGGTGCGGCCCATTGTATATCTAGTAATCCGGTAGCTTTTCCTGATTGTGATTCACGTCTTAATCTATACGTGGCTTCTTCTTCGGGGGTAACTAAGTCGAATCCGGGACGTTTTAAGGCGTCCTTAAATGATTCTTTATCGTCGGTTTCGACGATTATTCCTGTCGGATTTTTTAATAGATATGATGTCATTTATATAATTCGTTATCTAATTTTAATATAAAAAGGTTTCGGGCCGGACACCGGCAAAATGCCGGCCCTGATCCCCTTTTTTAGTTCTGAATATCGATCAAGAGATCGCTTCGTAGAACGCCAACTCCGAAAAGAACGTCTAGGGTAACTTGTACGCCTAAGTGATCTTTATCCCAAGAGTAGGAAACGCGCATACCTAATCCCGTTTCTGGATCGTTAACGACCGCGCTTTGAACGCCCATACCCTGACCGGGATTTGGAAGTGGTCGCATAACTAACGCCATAGATTCCTCTACGTAAGCCATAGAGTGAGCTATTGCCGGACTACCGGCACTAATGATGTTTTGAGATTCGAAAATTCCGAATCCGTACAACTTGCGGACGTCGCCTTCAACTAAAGCGGAAGAATTGCCGAACTCGTTAGCTTTTCCGATTGTGGTATCGGCTAACAAGGTATCGTAGCTATCTGTGTCGAGATAGACATACTTAGGGGCAAGTCTAGGAACTTTAGCGTCGACTAATTTCTTACGTGCTGATCTAACTGAATCTTTACTGAATGTTCCGGTAACGGAATCGCCGGCATATAGGTATAAACCTGCCAACTTATTCTCGATTTTCTCGGCTAAGGCAATAACGCCATTTTTTACATAGCCTTCGAGGACTCCGGGTTTAGCCATAGCTTTCGCTACGTCCCGAATCAAGAACGAAACTTCCCAATGTTGATCGAGTGTTATTGAAACTTCATCATCTGCGGGATTTTGAAGTGTAACTACTCCGGTTTGGGACATTTCATTCGCGGAAAGAGTACCGAACTTAGGAACTCTAACGACGTCGCCTTCGCTGGCAACTTCTTCGTCAAAATCACGGTAAACCGTTTTACCTAAATTCATATAGGACGTTAGCTTGTTTATAGCTGTAGTCGCTACTTTTTCCGGTATGAAAGAATCAATCAAACTTCTGTTAATTGTGTCTTTTGTCATTTAATTTTTTCACCCCCTTTCTTTTTTTGTTTAACTATTATAATCGATCAATCCTTTGGCTTGAAGATCGTTAAGATATTCTTCGCCGGTCTTTCCGTCTAGGTCTTCGTGTTTAGCACGAACCCAAGAAGGATCGGCCCATTTTTCCTTCACCCAAGAAATAGGTTTCTTAGCTGAATCTGATTGATCCGGGTTTGACCCGCCACCTATATTTGCCGCTGATCCGCTTGATCCTTTTAAGAACGGTTTAGCTTCAAGAAGCGCTTTTACTGCTTCTTCGACGCCTGTAACTTGACCTTGATCGTCTACTTTGATACTGGACTGATCCAATAGCTTATAAACGGCTTCGGTATCTACTGCGCCTTCTTTGGCCGCGATTCGTTCGACCGCCGCTTGAACTTTAAGACCCCGAATAGTGGTATTCGCGTTATCTAGTTCCGCTTGACGTTTAGTCGATAATTCTTCAAACTTCTTTTCTTCCGTTAGCTTTTTATCTTCGGCTTCCTTATCTTTCTTTTCCCGATCTTCCTTGTCTTTTAGAAGTTTTTGATACTCCGTATTAACTTCGTCGAATCGGTGTTTAGGAATGGTAATTTCACCGTCCTTATTGTTGCCACCGTTAGAATTGTCGTTTTTATCCTTTTGATCTTGCGAATTATTAAGGTTCTTATCTTTACCGTCACCGTTTCCGGCGTCGTTATTTTTATTATCCTTATTGTCGTCTGACATAATGTTATTCACCCCCTTTCTTTACACTTGTTATCGCGGCGTGTCCGCGTGAGAAAAGGTAAAATCCTTTCTAAAATAATAATAGCATATTATTGTTTACTATTGTCAACTATTTTCTTATCCGGGATATTCCCGGAAGAATCTAGGTCGATAATAACTTGATTTAATATGGCTTCGGTTAAGGCTACGTCGTAGCTAAGACGGTTATCGCCTTTCTGAAAATTCGTAGCTAATGCTTTGATGTATCTTAGATTCATTTTAGTTTTCCGTAAATAATAGGAATCCGATCGTATTTTAATTCACTATAGGCCTGTAGGTTATGAATCCCGGCAACTACCCCTATATCGTGAAGAACGAATACGGGTGACTGTCTACGATTATCCTTAATCGCTTGTTTTGATCGTTTGACTTCTTTAGGGTCGAGTTCGTAGGGGATATTTATAGAATCCGGATTTACCCACCTAATATCGAAATTATAAAGTGAATTTATTATTTTTCCGTGTTTGAAATTAGTTAAGTAAGATTTATCTAAGTTAACATTCATATATTTATATTACTACTTTACCTTGTAATTTTCTAGTTTTTTCCTGTCGGGCGTTAAAGACTTCAATTCGTGAAGGTAAGCCTACAATCGGGGTTATTTCCCCTAAATTGATTCTAGGACAATATGTACCAACGCAAGACGAACCTTCACTACAATAAACGTCGCGGGGGTCTAAACCCCTTTCTTTTGCTAGCTTTCTAGTAGCTTCAATTAAGGCGCACCTTTCGATCATAAATTGATGTAGTGGCCGGTTTTTGGATTCCAAACGGCCGAAACTTCTAATAGTTTTTCGTGATAGGGTAGTAATCTATGTTTACAATTTGGGTGATGTAATCCGTTAGCTTCGGCTTCTTCGACTGATTTATAAGTAGGGTGATTCCCGGACATTGATAAAATTTGACCTTGCCACGGGCCGCATAAACTACACGATCCGGCGTGTTCTGATACTTGAACTAGATCATAACCGGAACTTAATAATCGATTCTGTAAGCCCTGATTTGCTGTCTTAACTAACATAGTTCTGGTAAGCATATTAGCGTAGGCTTCTAGCGACCATTTACGACCGCCCCTATCAACTAAGGCCACTAAACCTTCCTTAAGCTGTCCGGCGATCTTGTCGGCTATTGCTTTCCTAGTATCGCCTGTAATCCTTCCTTCGGCCAATAAGGCGGTTATCTGATCCCTTGCGGAACTGTTTAACATTCGCATAGCTGATCTTTTTACCCCGGAATAAGAATCACGATAATAGGACATAATATCGTCCGTCATTGATTTAATTGCCTGTGTGTCTATTGCGCTGAAAGTGGAAGTAACCGGGAATCCGGAAGCGTTTAAGGTCTGTACTGCGTCTTTACTATATTCCTTATAATATCTTTCGACTTCACCCTTAAACCAATCGGAAGTATTTTTGTCTAACTTTTGAAGAATTGTATCGACATTATGAAGCACTTGTAAGCGCCTAGCCCTACCGAAGTCGGTCGCCGATTGTAATTCGCCTATAATCTGTTTTGTAGCCGATTTATAATAGGTTAGAAGCGTATTTAATTTTTTGTCACTAAATACTACTTCCGGGCCGATAAACGGCTTATTAGTAGCCATATTTTATTTTTTTACCGGTGGTTTTTGATCTATATTTCCGGCGTTAGGATCGATCGGCTTTCCGTCTTTATCAAGGGTAGGATTATCGCTGCCTTTTTTATCTACGAAGCTAGTAAAATCTGCGCCCGCCTTACCTTCTTCGTCTACTTCTTTAAGTATATCTTCGGCTTCGGCTTCTTCTAGGTTTTCTAAGTCCATAACTGCGGCTTTCTTGCTAAGGATTCCGGCGTCGATCTTTTTAATTGCTATATCTACTCTTTCGGTTTCGTCATTAACTACGCCGTCTTGCCAAACGGTAGTAGGTGGCTGTGGTTTCTTAGGTGATACGTCGGTTAATTCGTCGGATATTTTATAGCTAGGATTTGCCTTTTTAAGTAATTCACAAACGTAAATAACTTCCTTAATAGCCTGATCGTAATATATTTTCTTTCGATTTCTTTTTGCGATCGTTCTTAATAGGCGCATTTTTAAGGCTCGGCCTGATTCTGCGACTGATCCTTTACCCATTCCTAAAGCGTCCGGGGAAGTTTCCGAAAACATAAATAAAAATTCTACAATCTTATCTATTTCGGTTATGGCATTTTCTAAATTTGCGTTCCATACGATATATTCCGGCTTTTGCCCTTTTTCGTCCATTTCAAACATAGTGAAGGCTTTTTGCTGAACTTTACCGTCTTCGTCTAATACTCCCGAAGGTACGGCTAAAATAGGATCGGAATGTTTGTCTAAGATATTGTCAATTTTAGAAATTCTGTTATTTAAGGCGAAAATTAGTTCTTTTAAGTCCTTAAAATCTGATATACCGAAGTGACCTTTAGATTTCCAATTAGGAACGTGGATCACAAGGAATCGTTTAATCTTAGTATCGACCTTATCTTCGTATGAAGTCCCGGCTACGGCGTTATAAGCGGCGGCGTCCATTTCTGTAACTCCGTCTTTAGTGATTCTACCGAAGCGCATTTTAACGAAAGGCGGTTCGTGGGTTTCGACGATTATATATTTTTCGTCGTCTGATCTTTTATCGAAACTAATCAAGTGGATTCTTTTTGGTTTGGCCCGGACATTATGGGGATCAAGTTCGGGAACGTAAAGCATAGGGGAAGCGTCTTCGACTAGGATTCTGTTATTTTCTACCCTGATCTTAAATAGGTTATCGCCCATATAAGAATTAGTAATAGCGTGTTCGTAGAAAAGTGTGTCTAAGTTGTTTTCGAAAACTAAGGTATCTATAAAATCTTGATTATCTTTATCCTTAATCGAAATAGGTTCGCCGAAAAGCATATCCGCGATAACCTTAGAAACTAATCCGGAAAAATTACATACAATATACCTAAGTCTTGAATACTGATCCTTAAATTCGGTAGCTTTTATAGAAAAAGCGTTATAGTGATCGCCCGTAAATAAATCTTCGTAAGTTTTGTATTCCGCGAAGCGGGAATCGTCTTTAGTTTTTTCGTAAATTTGACTTACTGTTAATTCATTCATATTTTTAGAATCCTGTAGGTTTGTTAGTAAAAGCCCTAGCCCTCGGCTTAACTCGACCTTCCCTTGCTAACATTAAGCTATCGAAGGCGTCGTCGTTTTCCCCGAAAGGAAACTCCTCTAACTCTTTTTTAATAATAGCATATTTTGGGTGATCCGTTCTTAGTTTAACGAAACCACCTTCGAAGGCGACACTATGTATTCTCGCCCTTCTTATTTTATCCTTATCCGTTATAACTTTGTTAATCTTAGTTGTTAAACCGGCTTTTTGAAGCGCGGTTCTGACTAACTGATATAGTCCGGCTTGGTAGGCGTTCGCTTCAATACTTAAAACGTCTATCTTCCATTCTTTACAACAGTTTACTATCTTTTCGACCTGTTCGTCAATGGAAAATTTGCCGTGAATTAAATCTAGTTGTAATTCGTCCCCGGTTGTTTTATCAAGGCCAAAAACATACATAGAAAAATTATCATTCGTTTCTTTTTGTCCGATTGCCGGATCGACACCGGCGTAAACTTCAAGGGTTCTTCTAAAAAAGTCCTCTCTTTGAACGTCGGATATTCCTTCGAATGTATTTACCCTTCCCCTGTAATTGTATTCCTTAATCCACGATAATTTAATTATTCTGTCTTGATCGTCTTGCGGTTCGTTTTGGTATTCTTGCGAAAAAACTATACTTCCCACGTAATCGGGGAAGGAAGGGTCGTCCCGGATCGATCTAAGGTATTCCGGGGTATATGCTTCCGGCCATAGTGAAGTATCATTGTCTATTAAGGCCTGATAATGCCTAGTATTCCAACCGCTATATTTTCCGTCTTTAGTGATAACTTTCTGTAGTAAAGCGTGGTAGTGAAGAATCGTCCCTATGTAAATAATGTTCTTAGGAACGGCTAGCCCCGGCTGTAAATCGAAGTTAAACCACCTTTCTAATTTTTCCCTACGTTCGGCCGAATATACCATTTCTAAGTTTTCCAAGTCGTCAATTACGGCTAACTGCGGTCGGAATTGTAGGAATTTAAGTCCTCGGATTTTCATACCCGCACCTAAAGCCATAATCATAACCGGGCCTTTTTCACTATTAACCACGATTCGGTCTTCACCCCACGGATCACCCCTTAAATCGCCGTAAATAAATTGTATTGCCGGGTTCTGTTCTAATTCTGCTTTAAGTGATCCTAGCTGTAGTTTTGCCTGTGTATAAGTATCGGAAATAAGAAGAATAAAACGATATTTGCCGGTTAAGGTGGCCCAAGCTAACCCTATTACGTTCGTTATCGTCGATTTTGCGAATCCTCTCGGTGCGGCAAAAGCCCACTTACCACCTTTAGCGATCGCTTTAAGAATTTCATTATGGAAGGTCGGGCTTCTAAAGCTAATATGATTCGGGAATAAAAACTTAAAGTCACCCACATTCGAAGGGTCGCTAAACCGTTTAAGAAGATAGCTTTTCGCGACGGTTTGTCCATAGTTATTGATTAAGGTTTGGATCGGTTGGCTTGTCATTTCTATTTAGATCGAATAGCCTATCGATTTCGTTAATCGTTTCCGGTGGTAGGGTTACTTTTTGGTTTGTATCTACGTCGGACTTACTGACGATAATCGGTAATCCTAAGACTATTCTTTCGCCTTCGATCGCTATTTTAAGCGTTGATGTAATTTGCGATAGATCGTTAAGTCCCGGACGTCGGACTTTTCTTAGTTCTTTAATTTCTAATTTTTGCGGATCGGTAACTGTCCCTTTCTGTATTTCTTCGATTTGATTTTGTGCCGCGTCGAATTTATTTAATCTACTTTCAAAAGTATTAAGGATTCTATTTCCTAAATTTTGTATTCTTCGCCATTTTGTCAAATGTCGGGAATTTGCGTCGTTTATTTCTTTCGCCTTATTCTCTAATGCTAATTGATCGACTTGTGCTATATTCTCGCTTCGTTTTGCGACCCAATTTTCCTTCGTTGATCTTTCCATTACTATAGATTCGGAAACGTCATACTTAGCGGCTAGATTGCGTAAAGAAGGATAGCGACCGTCTGAATCTGACGTACAATAGTCCCGAAGGACTTGATCCCACGCTATATTCTTAGGGCCGGTCTGCCCGTTATTTACTGGTTTTTCTTCGGCCGCGGCTTCCGGTTGCTTTGACGGTTCGGGTTGCGGTACTTCTACCGGTTTTACCTGATCCGTTACTTCCGGATTTGCGGACGGTTGTTTTATTTCGTCCATATCCTTTTATTTCTTGCCCTTCCGGGTCTAGTAACTTAAAATTTGATAGGTTGTAGGTTTCTAGCCATTTCCCATTATCTAACTGAATCCGGGTAGTGATTTCGCCGTTTACTTCTACGTCTATAATCTTTCTAGCCCGACTTGAAAATCTATTTACTAAAGTTTGTCCTATCTCTAAATTAGTCATAATTTATTTTAGCACTTTTTGGCTTTTGCTTTTGTAAGCGTATCTTCGAGTAGGGTTAAAACCTTCCCCGATTTTTCTATACCTTTCTTTATAAACCCTAGTCTTGATTGACTTTCTAAATCGCTTTTTATAAGGTGTCGGGTATTGCCGTCGATATTCTTATTTAGTTTAACTATTCCGTCTAATAATGTAGATAGGACATTGTTAAATTCCCCTATTTTTGTATACCAAAGATAATTATTTTTATCCGACTTATGTATTTCCCTTAACATTCTTTCGTCGCGTTTTCTCGCATTGTCGACTTTCTTGTTTAATTTATTGACCTGTCCGAATACACCGTAAATAGTCATTAAGTCTAAACTATTATGCTGAATGTATTTTCTAACCTGTACTATTATTTTTGTTAAGACCGCTAATTGAATCGTCAATAGTAGGACGATCAAAAGAAAAATTAAATAAGCGATCCCGGTTATTTCGATATTCATATATTATTTAATCTAACTTGTAATTTACCCCGGTCGTTGTCCCCTTCAAACCAAGCGACACTATAACCGTGGGTAGCTAAAAATTTTAGTAGTCCGGCAAAATTTACCGGCCCTCTGTGCCATTCTAGGGAAATTTGGCGTATTCGGGGTAGACTTTGGCACGTCATTAAGACTTCATATTCTGCCCCTTCTATGTCTAATTTAAGAAAATCGACTATTCCGTCCCCGATCGTATTTTTAATAAGTTCGTCTAAGCTAGTTACTGCGACTTCGACTGACTTATGGCTTTCCGGATTTTCACTTTCCGGTAAATTTAAGGTGTGACCGCCTGATCCGTGGGGATCGTTAGATAGATAAAGCGGGGCTTTTGATTCACCATTTCCCATTATTCCCCCTCTAAAAATTGTTACCGGTTCGGAAAATAATTCTTTATTCGTTTCTAAATTGTGTTCTAGTAGGGTAATTGAATCCGGGCAAGGTTCGACGGCGACGATCTTCTTAGCGCCTAAAATTGCGGCCGCGATTGAAAATGATCCGATATTAGCGCCTAAGTCTAAAACTGTGTCGCCTTCTTTTATCTCTAAATTACCATATTTAAGGTAATAGTTGCTAAAAACTTCTTTACGTGCCATATCTTCGTCCTGTGTGTCCGGGCGAAGTTCTAGCGATATTATTCTATTTTGATAGTTAAAATTAACTACTTTTGTCATCATAAAGTATTTACCCTCGATTTTAATAACTTAACCGCGTCGGCGTAATCTTTTGCTAGGACTGCTAGTTCGTTATTTATATATTCCATTGAAAGCGATCGACATATATCGTAATTTTCGAAGACGAAGGTATAAGGTTTCCTTTCGGTTTCTATTCCGGCCATTTTTTCGCCTTTAGCGTAGATAGCGGCGGCTTCGTATAAATCTTGTGTTTTGTAATTCTTTTTTTCTGCCATATTATTTTTTTGATTTTTGATCCGGCACTAATCTAACGGCCGCTTCAATAGTCTTTAATACATTTAACCATAATTCGCGCTTTTTTGCTGTATCTTGTCCCTTAAAAACGTATTCTTTTTGTCCTAAACCCGCCTTTACGATCTCGATATATCCGTCGTGAAGGTGAACGAAGACGTCGACTGTGCCGTTTGTGACTTTGTAAAGTTGTGATATTGCTTCGATTTTGATTCTATTTGACATAGGTTTCGATAATAGTTTTAAGATATGTATATTTTTTAGTGGGACATAGGACTTTAACCCGCTTCGTAGCTTCGGCTTCGTCCTTAGCGATTACCTGACATTCTACGGACTTCATAAAAGAACCGTCTGGGGCTTCCATTTCGTAAGCGTAAATAACGAATACTGTATATTTTTCTTTTGTCATATTATTTTTAATTTATAATTCTAAAAGTAACTTCGACGACCCCCTTCGATAACGGCGCAAGTTGATTAAAAGCCGTCGGCGTAAGATCAAACATTCGACCGTACTTCTTCGAAAAGCTACCGCGATCGTTACACCTGATTTCGACACTACCTTGATCGCTAGTAAGAAGAATTTTTGTCCCAAGTTTGAAACGGTTATCGCAAGCGGCTGTAAGACCTTCGTTAGTAAAAACTTCACCGGAAGCAGTAAGACAAGAAGGATTATATTTTTCGCAATACTCGGTCGTGTAGTAGGACGCGGTGACTGTATATGATTCGCTAAGTTCTGTAGGGCTATCGGATTTTTCGCTATTAGTTGGAATTGATTTTGTGTTTTCATTGTTATTCTTTATTATATTATCGTTTACTTCTATATTTAATTGTAGACACTTTTCCGGCGTTGACAAGGGGGAAATTAGTTCCGGTGTTGGCGCAAAAATTAAGTAGCCGGAATAAGCACCGACTAAAAAAGACATTAAGAAAACGGGAATAAGATATTTTTTATTTTTCATTCTATATTATTTAATTTATAACTAAGCGCCGTTCCGGCGAATTGAACGTCCGACTTCTACACCCATTAAGGGGTAGTGTGCCACCTTTACACTAGCACGGCTTAATTTTTTACTTTCTGATTTTTAAGGTATTCGTTAAAAGAACCTTCGGAAATTCGGTAGTCATTACCGACCCGAATAGCGTTTATTTTTCCGCGTTTAATTTCTCGATAGATCGTCATAGGGTTAACGGAAAGTATTTTCGCGACTTCTTTTCTAGTGTAGTATTTTTCTTGATTCATATTTATTTTAGTTTACTATACTTGACTGTGATTCGTCAAGGACTACATAATTACCGCACTACTCCCCTACTCTCCCCTATCGGTGGGTGTCCCTCTTTTTGTGCCTGTAGGGGGGTTAAGAAGCGGTGGGGGAGTGGGGT